TAGGTCTACTATTGCTATACCCATCGCTACTAAAATTGCTATAACACCTGCGATAACACCCACTGCTAAAGCAATAGCACTGAAACTACTAATTGTAAAACCAGATAGATTAAGGAATGCGTATGCTAAATCGTCTATAATTCCAGCTGCCCCGGCACCCCGTGTAGCCATTTCATATAATGAAAGACTAACATCGTCAAGCCAAACCCATAAAGTTAAAAAAGCTGTTTCTATTACTTCTCTCATCGTACCAAACACTCCAGAAATAAATCCTGCTATGGCTGGTCCATATGCCCAAGCACCCCAGAATAAAGTGACAGCAGCAGTAGCAGTAGTAACAGCTCCACCGTAATCTTCCCAGAACTTCTTGCCGGCTTCAACAGCGTTATTAAATTCTTTCATACGTGTTTTCGCAAGTTCAAGTGAAGCACTAAGACTATCTCCATCAAACTCTCCGAAACCATCAAAACCACTAACCTCAGTAGATGTTCCACCTGTATCTTGTGATATTGTGTTTAATTCATCAAATCCTGCGTAGGATTTCGCAAGTTTACCATTAGATTTAATTATTGCGTTATTACTCTTGATTGTGTTGCCTGCCACTGCGTTTGACGCAGCAGATAAACCAAACAATGCCTGAATAATACCATTAATAAATCCAGTAGCAATAATCAGCCAATTAACCATTCTTTGAAGTATAGGAACTACAAATTCTACAATAGGACGAAATGCCCCGACAATCGCAGTTTTAAGTAATACTAAACTATCGGATAATCGTTTGATTGCTCCGACAGTCTCCTTGCTCATTACTCCACCAATTGTGCGAGCCTCATTTACTAAAGCATTGATACCATCCTCACCTTGAGCGATAATAGGTAATAATGCTACAAATCCACGACCAAGTAGTTGAGAACCAACCTGTGCTCTTTCGGCTTCATTTGTCATTTTTGAAAGAGCGATTAGTGTATCATTGAAGGCCTGCTCAGTATTTGAAGTATTTATGCCGAGTTGTGCGAAAACCTGATTTCCAGATGCTATTTGTTCATTGAATGACTTTATCGCCATACCTAAACTATTTACATCTGCTCCGGTTTGATTGGCTAAATATTGTAATTCTTGAAGTCTCTCAACTCCTATTCCAGTTCTATCAGAAAGCGTTTGAAGAGCATCTGCGTTCTTCAAAATTGATTTTGTAAGTAATACTAATCCGGCAACTGAAAAACCGGCAAGTAGTTTCTTTTGTAAGCCCCCAACTACTTTATTCATTCCGTTTAGAGACTGATTAACCTTTCCTATCTCTTTCTTGAAGGTTTGCGTTTGGGCTTGTATGACTATATTTAAAGTCTCTAATTCTTTCATTTGTTTTTCTCCGTGAATTTCGCATTGTGTCTACTTGCGAACTTCAACATTCTTTGTTTGGCAATAGCAGGGTCAACCTGTGCCGAACGGCTTGGTTCTTCTATAAGTCCAGGGAAGGCATCATAAGGCTTAGGAAACTTAACTTTCTTATCAAGTAAAGAACCTACAGCAATACGGATTAAATCAGCCTGTTTATATGTAAATAGGGCTTGATTAACTAATCTCTTCTTGTGGGCTTCTATGGTAAGCTGTATCTCTGCGAGGGAGTATTGCCAAAACTCCTTAGCATCAATGCCGGCTTCACAAGCAAAAGGAAGCAACTCATAAAATAGCATAGTAAATGTGCTCGCTTTTTTATTCTTATTGCTTCCTCGTTCGTGCGTTAGTTTTTTGCTTCTTCTGGTTGTGCGTCTTTAGGAATTAACCCAGACACTTTAAATACTTCAATTAATACATTCACAAGACCGGTGATATCCCCACCTTCTGCGACGAAATCATCGTAAATCTTGTAAGTATCTTCTAATTTCTTGCTGTGATTAAAAGCAATTAAAGAGTAGTGTAATACAAGTAATAACTTAGCCAAAGATGGCATATTACCTTCTCCTGCTTCTGTAAAAATTGAAAGGGGAGACTTGCCTCCGAGTTTGTTTTCTAATTCAACTAATCGCATTGCGTCAAGTCTCAGTTTGTAATCATTCCATAAATAAAACATGTTTTATCTCCGTTTAGTGTCGTAGGGTTAGGCTACGACGATTTCGCTATTTAGTGCGATATTTAGTGTGAAAGTTAGTGCTTCGTTCACTCCTGCTCCGGCAATAACTACTGATGGGAAACCATTGAAAGTGAAAGTAGTTCCATCTGGGAATTCAACTTGGAATTCAGTAGGTGCTTTAGTAGGGTCTAACTCATACTCTGCCTCTAATGCTTGAAGAACTTTGTAGCTGTCTGTTGCTTCAGTATTAGAGTATAAGAAGGTGAACGCTAAATCTCCGAAGTCTTTGATACCATTAATGTATCTGCGAGAAGCGTCAGCAAGAGTAGTAATTTCTACTTTCTCCACTGAACCCCCCATGTCAGGAATATCCATTAAATCAGGTAGCTCAACGAATGCTAATGCTACCTTATATGATAACGTAATCCCACGAGTAAGTAATCCTTGTGCCATTATTTATTTACCTCTTGTAGCCTGTAGCTACATATCTTATGACTGCCACAATTCTGTTTCCATCGTTTAATTCTGTGTAAAATGTGCGACGAAATCCAGCATTTTTTAATATAATATCAACAGCAGGCGAAATTGTGGCTATTTCTTCTACTTTGTATGCGTGAATTTTTATCTGATATCCAATAGTTGAATATTCTAAAGTATCACCTACAAGTGCGTCGATATTGTCGTATTCTATATAAGAAATTGAAGGAATTATCTCTGGCTTGATAAATAACTCATAGAATACCGGAACTCCGGCACCTGAGAGTAAAGAAACCATTTCTTGTTTGTAATTTATCATTTGGAAACCTCATCGAGTTGTTTACGAAACTCTTCTTCAATGTCTTTTTTTATATTATCTCGGTTTTGTTGAAACGCAGGAGTTAGATATGGTTGTGCTCTTTGCCCAACCCCTAACTCTACATTTGGAGCGTATTCTACCGATGAACCAACAACTACTCGGCTATTATCTACTTTAGCAGTAGTAATTGAACTTCGTAATAGTCCAGTATCAACAGGAACGAATAGCTTCGCATCTCTTTCAACTCTCAGACCACCTTTAAGTAGTCCTGCCGAGACATCTATATTTTGTATCTTTCCCAGCTTTCTTTGTAGTCGGTCAAGGTTTTTTATTTCTGCCATATATCCATGTATAGAACCTGGAATAGGGTCCCGGCATTTCCTATATTCTTTACGATATAGGTAGTTCCATTATTCACCTGAATTATATCTCCTTCTAATGCTCCAACGAACTGGGTCAAACCGATAAACTGACTTAAATCATATTGAGGGTTTAAAATGTCGTGAACATTACTGTTTCTTGAAATAGAGATTTCTATGTCTGTGATTTTTGTGAAGTTGGAACCAACCTGCCCGTAAAGATCAGGAGTGCCTGCTCTTTTTACCTCGGCTTTAACTTTTCTTGAGTGTATACTCATACAAGTCTTAACTTACGATAACTTTTGAGTGTATTCATTACGTTTGCTGGGTATTGTAATGTGTAGTCTTCGCTTACTCCTGCGAGTGATTGTTTGGTTATATGCTCGGCACCTCTGACTACAAATAAGTGCGATGCCATCCTTGCTATAATGCCATATTCAAGAGCAACAGCAACATTATTACTAATTGCTATTGCGTCTTGAATTGCCAAGTCTGCGAGGATAGTAAGTGTATCATCCTTAGATGTATCACTTTCTTCTATGCCGAGTAATTGTTTTGCGATAACCAAAATTTGTGTATAATCTGTCATAGGCTCCTCGCAAAGTAGTTATTTATACTACTTATTATTATACTACAGGTTTAACTGTGTAATTTACTACTTTTGCTTCGTCAACAAGAGCAACTACATAGTGATGGTCTGCTGAAATATAAGTAGTTTTGTTGATGATATTGCGTTGAGTTTCTAAGTTTAATCCACGTTTGAAGAAATAACGAAGAGCACCAGGTTTAACTACGTATGCTTGTCCGTCTGCTAATCTGCGAGAAACTACAACATCACAACCAGCGATACGACCGATAACTCCAGATTGAAGGACACCATCACCAAATGCTGAAGCAGGGGTGAATTTGTCATCTTTTAGTAATTCAGTATATTGAGCAGGAGCCACGAATAAGAATTTACGGATACCAAAATCTTCTTCTTCGAATTTAGCGATTGCGTCAACGATACCAGCATAAGAGATAGAGATAAGGTTGGTTCCACTTGTAAGTGTTGCGTCTGCTAATGCTCCAACCATATCAAAGTCTACTTTATCGGCAATTGCTTTACCTAATTGACGAGAAGCAACTCCTAATGGGTCGCCATAACCAGATAATACTGCTTCATCTGATAATTGGATTGTTTTGGAAGTTTTCTTGACGGTGAATGGAGTAGTGCTTGCTGATAAAGCAACAGGGACGTCATCGATACCTTCTGCTAAATCACCAGCCATTCCGATATATTCCCATACTGGGATATTGATTGTTGAACCTGCAC